TATCTGCGTTGGAAAAACTCACAACAAATGAGGACTAATGATTGAAGTTGAAGTCAAAGGATTAAGAGAAGCCTTGAACACTCTGGCACGATTTGACAAAGAATTAGTTAGAGAATTACGGCTTGATTTAGCACAAGTCGCTGGTCCACTTACCACTGCCATTAGAAGTAATATTCCTACCTATCCACCGATAAGAGGATTCAAGCATGGTGGCAGGACTGCCTGGCCTACGAGTCCAGTTAAAATTAAAACTAAACTTAATACTTCTAGAAGTCGTAGAGGTATGCAAAAGGCTTTGGTTGTTATTTCAGTTGAAAACGCTGGTGTTGAAATCGCTGACATGGCTGGTAGAAAAAATAAAGTCAGGACTTCAGGTGTTTCAAGGTCTTATGTTAAAGGTAGCGTAATCATGGACCATAGATTAAGTGGTCAAGGTAAATCTATGATTGAAGCCTTAAGTCAAACAGGTAGAGGAAAAGCTTCTAGATACATTTATTCAGCCGTTGAAAAATATGAAAACACCATTACTATGGAGATTGAAAAGACAATAGCATTAGCGATTATAAAAGGTAATCAAAGATTGCAACAGAAAGCAGCATAAATGGCAATTAACGTCAGGATTGATTCCACTTTTGACGCTAAAGGTATTAACCAGGCTGTTAAAGACATTAACTCAATCAAGTCTAAACTTGCTGGAGTCCAGGCGAGTTCAAAGAAAACACAAGATAATTTTAATTCTTTCACTGGCTCATTAAAAAAACTAGGCTTAACTATTGCTGCAACTTTTGGGGCAAGGGAAATTGGTCGTTTCTTCACTTCATCTATTAAGGGTGTCCTTGAACTTGAAGCAGCACAAAACAGATTAAGAAAAATACTTATAACTACTGGAGGGGCTACTAATGGCCAGGTAGATTTATTATTAAAACAAGCTAATGCGTTAGAAAAAGTCGGTGTTGTTACAAAAGAAAACATCATTGTCGCTCAATCTCAATTAGCCACCTTTGATTTAACTGCAAATACCATTGAACAATTAACTCCAGCAATCCTTGATTATGTAACTGCTGAAAAAGGTGCTGCGGCATCTGCTGAAGATTTCAAGTCTATGACTAATGGACTGGCGCAGGCTTTGCAAGGTAATTTTGCTTCTTTGACAAAAACAGGTTTCGTGCTAGATGAAGCCACTAAGAAACAAATTAAGAGCGGAACAGAAGCAGAGCGCGTTACTGCAATTATTGAAGTTTTAAATTCAACTTACAAGGGTTTCAACAAAAGCTTATTAGATACACCTGAAGGTCAAATAATTAAGTTAAGACAAGGTTTTGGTGAATTAAAAGAAGAAGTTGGCTACGGACTTTTAAGGTCAATACAACTTGTCAATGATGCTTTAAATGAAGTTGGAGTGACTTCTGATACAACAACCAAGAAGTTAAAAGGAATCGGAACAGAAGTTGGTTTAATAATTGAAGGCTTAGGTGCATTGACTGCTGAACTAATCACTACAGCCAACGCAAGTGAGCGAACATTCAAAGGCTTGGCTGCGACAATAGTTACAGAAATCGCAAGTAGTATTTTAACTTTACCTAGATGGATTATAGATTTCTTACAAGGTAAAGCACCAAGCGCGCAATTTCCAAAAGCCAATGCTACACCTGCTGCCTCTAGGGTCGCTCAACGAGAAAGAGAACAACAAAAATTATTAGAAAAACAAACTAAAGGTTTCCAGCAATCCGAAGAAGCGCAAAACGCGCTAGCGAAAACACAAGAAGAGTTGAAGCGTAATACTGACGCTCTGACTGAAACAAATAAAAATTATGCAGAGTTCGTTGCCGGAACCAGCCCACAATCCATCGAAGGCGCAACTAACTTAGCCAGGAACTCTTTGAGTGAAATACAAAAAATCATGGCTGGCACACCAAAAATAAACGCCACATTAGCATCATCTTTTAAAGAGTTAGCAGGCGTAGTTCAAAAGAACTTTGCTTTCGCTTTAGACGAGGCTCGAACAAAACTCAACGCTGCTAAAGAACAATATGCCTCCTTCAAGTCCACTATTAAGAGTTCAATAACAGATGTATTAAGTTTCTCGACTATCGCAGAGGGTTCAACATTTCTAGATTCATTAACACTACAAGCAGAACAAGCAAAAGCTTTTGGTGGCAAGATTCAACAACTTTTGACTATGGGATTGAACGAAAGAGCGATAACTCAAATCGCTAATGCTGGATATGATGCTGGAACTGTAATCGCTGATGAAATTATCGCTGGTGGCGCGACCATAGTTCAACAAGTTAATACTCTAGTTGCAAGTGTTGAAACAGTAGGAGAAACTGTTTCTACAAGCTTAGCCGACCAATTTTATTCTGCTGGTGTTAATGCGGCACAAAGTTTAGTTAGTGCTTTAATTTCTGAATTGAATAACTCAGCAGCGACTATCGCGGCAGCCATCGCTAATGCTACACAGGGTGCGACTACTGCTGTTCCTACAAAAGCAAAAGTAGTTCCAAAGAAAGCACCTACACAAAACCCACCGACACCTCAACGCTTCACAGGTAAAAACTTAAATGTGCCATCAGTTGGAGTTATGGGCTTTAGGGCTAATGGTGGACCAGTAACGTCAGGATTCCCTTACATTGTTGGTGAGCGTGGACCTGAAATATTTAATCCATCAACAAGTGGTTCAATAATCCCTAATAATCGCATGGGTTCAAGAGGTTCAGCGAATATAAAAATAACTGTTAATGCCGGAATGGGTGCTAATGGCGCACAAATTGGTAAAGACATTGTGGACGCGATTAAGAAATACGAAAGAACCTCTGGACCTGTATTTGCGAGTGCCTAATGCCAGTACCAACGACCACTGTTGAAATAGGTTTTGACTTATCAAGTTTGGGTGGACCTTTCTTCACTCTTGATGACCCAGTCGCGGGTGTATTAGACAATACTGAATTTACTTTAGGTGGTTCTTTATTTTATGATGTTTCAGAATTTCTTATTGAGGTAAATAGCAATAGAGGGCGTAGCCGTGAACTAGATAGATATTCTGCTGGTCAATTATCAGTAACTTTAGATAATCGCTTGAGGACTTTTGACCCCCTTAACACATCTAGTCCGTTTGCTGGTCAAATCATCCCACACAGAGAAATACGAGTTCAGTCAAATGGGACTGCGTTATTTTATGGTTTGATTGATGATTGGAATTTAGAATATCAACCAAATGGCGACAATAGAGTTGTTGCTATCGCTTCTGATGGTTTCAGTTTATTAGCAACCCAAAACTTAACTCCACATACTGCTTCTGCTGAATTATCTGGTTCTCGTATGAACTCCGTACTGTCAAGACCTGAAGTCAATTGGCCAGTCGCGAATCGCGTAATTGACGCAGGACAAGCTTCTCTGCAAGCAGATGTGGTAAATGAAGGTGTAAACGTTTTAGATTACTTACAAACTGTGAACGAATCTGAACCAGGTAGTATTTTTATCGGCAAAGAGGGCAACTTCAATTTCCAAGATAGAACATTCCCATTAGATTCAAGTAGTATTGTGACTTTTGCTGATGACGGCTCAGCAACTCCTTTTAATAACTTATCTGTAGTTTATGGCTCTGAGCAATTATATAACAGAGTAGTTGTAACGAGGGCTAATGGAACTGCACAAACTAGCGAAGACATTGATTCACAAATACAATATGGTATTTCAACACTAGAACAAACCGACTTATTGCTTGATAGCGATTCCGATTCATTACTATTATCTGAATATTTATTAAGCCGTTATTCAGAACCAGAATATAGATTTGACGCTCTCGAAGTTGAACTAGCAACCTTATCCACAGCCCAGCAAAATGCAGTTTTGGGCTTGGAACTCACGCAAGTCGTTCAAATTAAGTTCACTCCAAATAATGTCGGTAGCCAAATAGATAAATATGCTCAAATTACAGGCATAACTCATAGAACTGATAGCATTTCTCATATAGTAGTACTGAACTTAAGTACGCTAGATTATGCAAATTTTGTATTAGACGATACAATATTTGGTGTACTAGATGATGACAGGTTAGGATTCTAAATGGCAAATAAGACTTTTACGGCAGGAGAAGTATTAACTGCTTCTGACACTAACGCCTACCTAAATAATTATCGCGCAGACTTAGTTTCACCATCAGAATTAACTGTAATTTCCGCCACTGCGGCAACTGGAACAGTCACAGTTGATATCGCGAACACTTCAGTCACCTATTACACCTCAAACGCTAGTGGAAACTTCACATTAAACTTTCGCGGTAATTCATCAACTACTGCTGCTTCTTATATTGACACTAGCGAAGCCGTAACACACGTTTTCTTAAACACAAATGGTACAACGGCATACTATCCGACTGCGTTCCAAATTGATGGGTCAGCAGGAACACCAATTTGGCAAGGAGGAGTCGCTCCAGCAGCAGGGAATGTTTCCTCTGTTGATGCTTATTCTTTCACCATTATTAAAACTGCCGCGACTCCGACATATAAAATATTGGCCTCACAAACTCAATTTAAGTAAAGGAACAAGCTTATGCCTATTGTTGGTTCTTTTGCTGGTGCTTCAGCACGCGCCTATGGTTTAGGTGCAGGGGTTTTGATTGGTGATTTTGAATCTATTGCAACTGTGACAGTTGGAACAGCAACCCCAACAGTTGAATTTACTGGAATTCCAGCCACTTATACTCATTTACAAATTCGTGCTTCAATGCAAACTGCAAGAGCAAATGCACCTTTAGATAAAGTATTCTGGCGTTTCAATTCCGATAGTGCCTCAAATTATTCATCACATTCTCTTTTTGGTAATGGTTCTTCAGTAACTTCTAGTGTTGAAAACACAACTGCGATTTCAGGTTTTGATAACTTCTCATCTGCTCAAAGTAACTCTGGTCTTGTTTTTGGAACACTAATTTTAGATATTCTTGATTACGCGAACACAAATAAATATAAAACTACTCGTGCGCTAAGTGGTTTTGATGTTAATGGAACTGTTTCTGGTTTCGGTGGTCGTGTTGGTTTAACTTCAGGTAACTGGCGTTCAACAAGTGCTATTACTTCTATTACTTGGACTGTTGATAATTCTGCTAATTTTTCTGTTAATTCTAAGTTTGCTTTGTATGGGGTGAAAGCGTAAATGCCTAAAACATACGAACCGATTGCTTCAACAACAGTTGGAACAGCAACAACAACAGTTACTTTAAGTAATATTCCTGGAACATACACAGATTTAGTTGTAGTGGCTAATGCTGCAACTCCTTTGGGTGGAATTGTTTTTTCTGTTCGTTTCAATTCTGATACTGGTTCAAATTATTCTGGTACTCGTTTAGGTGGCACAGGAACTGCAACTTTTTCAGATAGAAGTTCATCTGCTACTTCTATTGCTGCAACTATCTTAAAAAGCAGCGCACAACCTGATGGTGCTTATATTATTCATATTCAAAATTATGCAAATACAAATACCTATAAAACTTGTCTTATCAGAGGTAATGCAACTCAAGTCGGTGTAACAGCAGGTTTGTGGCGTAGCACTAGCGCGATTACTTCCGTTTCATTTGGTGGAGAATTTACTGCTGATGTTATTGCTGGTTCAACTTTCACTCTTTATGGGACTAAGGCTGCATAGTGGCAACTACTTTTGTTAAAATCCAAACTCTTACTGTTGGCTCAGGTGGTGCAAGCGCAATAGATTTTACTTCTATTCCGCAAACTTATACTGATTTACAACTTGTTATGAGTTTAAGGAGTACTGGAACTGGTGTATCAACAAGATATGCCGCAGTTAGTTTTAATTCTAATACTTCTAATTATTCTTATCGTAGACTTTATGGTAATGGTTCTTCTGCTGGTTCAGATAATGGTTCTTTAAGAATTATTGGAACTATTCCTGGTTCAACTGTGACTGCGAGTGTGTTTGGTTCTTTACAATTATATGTTCCTAATTATACTTCCGCTAACAATAAATCTTATTCTTGTGATTCTGTTGAAGAAAATAATGCGACTGGTGCTGAACAGGATTTAATTGCTGGTTTGTGGTCTAATACTTCTGCTATCACAAGCATTGGTTTAACTTCAGATGTAGGTGATTTTGCTGAATATTCCACAGCAACTCTTTATGGCATAAAATCTAGTTAAAAGAAAAGGAAAACAACAATGGCAAACCCAACCAAACTCGTAGTCGATTGCTCAACAGGCATCACCGAGGAAATAGAACTAACAGATGCCGAAGTGGCACAAATGCAAGCAGACGCTGAAGCCTACGCTGAACAAAAAGCGTTAGAAGATGCAGCGAAAGAAGAAGTCGAAGCCAAAAAAGTTTCAGGCAAAGCCAAACTTAAAGCACTCGGTTTATCTGATGCTGAAATAGAAGCGCTGGTTGGCTAATGAATACAAAAATTATTAAAGACGTACTTTTTCGATCGATTGCTTTATTTTTAGTTACA